CCTGGTACCTGGCGTTTGACAAAGCAGCTTGACGTCACGCTTTTATAGTCTTGTGATGACTGGCTCTGGCAAGAACGGTTCGCGGCGTTGTGCTGCGTCCCGCCGTCGGACAATAGCGACTGTCCAACGTGCGACTGAATCCTGGTGTCGCATCTTTTCCTCTAACGTGTCTTTTGAGCCGCAGTCCAAAACCTGCGCTTCGTTGGCTCGCGAGGTGAAGTCGTTTCTTGGGTCGTGCCCCTCTTCTTCCGAAGAGGCTCGTATGGCCTTTCAATCAATTAAGAAACTCCTTCCCTCTTCTTGCGAGTGTATGGAGGCTGACATGTTAGAAAAGTTGATCGCGGGTATGCTCAACCCGCGGGATTCCAACCTTCCTTCCGGTTACCTCTCATTTGCCCGGAAAATTGCCCGTGAAATGTTTCCTGTTGGGTGGGATCGTACGTATAGATCCCACGTTCAATCGACCGGCCCTTCGTTATCGGCTTCTCTCGCTTGTCCTCGTTCGGAGGGCGGAGGGACCAATATCGGTTTGGACCAGAACAATTTCATGAGGAAGGCATTTGGGGAGGATCGATTCGAGCTTGAGCACAAGTGTGAAGCCATGGTTGTCCAGTCTGCTGGTAAACCACGGCCCCTCACGAAGTATTCTTCAGAAGCTTTGCTTCTGAAGCCCTTACATAAGTCTATGTACGATAGACTTAGTGAAGGTTCTTGGCTACTTCGTGGGGATGTCACGGCTTGTGCGCTCGATAAAGCCGGCTTCAAGAAGGGAAGAGGGGCGTTGGTTTCGGGCGATTATAAGTCTGCTACCGATAACCTTCCTTTGGTGGTCGCTGAGGCCATCCTCGACGTTGCTCTAGAGAACGCTGCTTTCGTGCCTGAGTCTGTCCGACTCAGTGCTCGGAAGTTGTTACGTCCTCTTCTCGTCGAGGTTGGTCCTTGTCAGTTTGGCCGCCCTCTGTACCCGATAGGGGATGTCGTCTCTGGTCAGCAGATGGGAAGCTTGCTCAGCTTTCCTCTTCTGTGTGCTCAGAATTACACAGCCTTTCGCTGGGCTTTGAAGAGTTTTTGCCCTGATGGGTTTCAACGCTTCTTGCCCGGTGATGTCCCTGTGTTGATAAATGGTGACGATATCCTCTTTCAAGTTGAAGACCCACGTTTTTTCGGTTCGTGGGTTGGAACCGTGCGGAGTGTAGGGTTAGAGGTTGAGCGCTCGAAGACCAGCTTCGATGACACTTTCGGTTCGTTGAACAGTACTCTTCTTCGCTGGCGGGGTTGCTACCTTCGTGTAGTTCCGACAGTGAGGATGGGTATGTTGCGTTCAGCCGATTATGTCAACTCTCTCTCTTCCAACTTCCGATCGTTTGTCAAAGGTCTCGGTACGCTGACCTACGCCGCTGCTCGTGTCTTCATGACGTGGCACCGCAAGATGATCATCAGTTCTGGCCGGACTCTTTCGAGTCTGGGCTTTACTGGTGCTTTGGCTTGGCGGGTTGCTACGAAGATGCGCTTGCAGCGTGTTGCTTTTCGTGACATTCGATTCGGACACAGCGCCCTTCCGACTGCTCCAACGTTCCATAATTTCGCTCTTAGTAGCGATCAGGTTGAGTACATACCTGAGAACGTGTGCGCGAGTAGTCTGGAGGACTCTGTCCGCGAAATGACCTCTTGGAAGTGGTCTCTCGTTGGCAAGTTTAATTCAAAAGGAACCATTGTCAGTTACCTGGCCGCGCTCTCGCGACCTGGGCTGAGTCTGGATGACTTTTGTTTTATTGAGGGCTCCCGGTTTTCCGGGTTTGGCCCTCACTTGACGAGAGGTTCTCCGCAAGAGGCTGAGAAGGTTGTTTACTTTTCTGTACGACCAGCGAGGGTCAAGTGCCTACCGTTCATGCGCGTTGTTGATCGGTTGCCTTCTTACAGTGAAGTGGGA